TCATTATTTCAAGAGGATGGAAGTTATATTTTGCTAGATGGATATTCTTATGAAATTGTAAGTAAATCATTAAAATATACAGTCAAATCAACGCCATCGGCAATCCAAAAATCACTTAAATACACAGTATATAGCGGAGTAGCAATCCAAAAATCACTTAAATACACAGTATATAGCGGAGTAGCAATCCAAAAATCACTTAAATACACAGTTATAACAACACCGGAGAAGATCACGAAAGGCTTAATCTACGCCATTGTGACACCAAGTGCGATCCAAAAGGGGCTTATTTATGCCATAAAATCAGATACAGCGATACAGAAGTCAATTAAATACACGATCCTAACAGATACGAGCATAGTAAAAGGGTTACATTATGAAGTAAAATCAGATACAGCGATCCAAAAAGCACTTGTGTATATGATAAAATCGCCAAGCGCGATTCAGAAATCATTGGAATATGCAATCATTACATCAGACTCGATAACAAAAGGATTAATATATTTAGTAAAAGCATCAGATTTGATACAAAAAAGTCTAACTTATTTGTTAACAGTTACTCCGACAGTAATTCAGAAGTCACTTAAATATGAAATAGTAACATCAGGACTAATTCAGAAATCATTATTGTATAAAATAGTATCTCCAACGACAATTCAGAAATCACTTTATTACAAAGTTGCTCAATTAGTAACTATAAGCAAGTCATTGAAATATACGATTCCGACTAGCACGAAAATAGAGAAAGGATTAATCTACGCGATCGTAACAGAGGACGTAACCATAACGAAGAGTTTGCAATATGAATTATTGGCAGAGGTAAAGATATCGAAATCTTTAAAATACGAAATTAGAAGATACCCCTATACGTACGGGGAAATTAAAGGGTATAAATCATTTTCAAGTTTATGCTAAACTAAATACATGATACAAAAAGGATACACAACAAAATCACAAATAGAAAATTACTTATTGACAACAGTCAATGCTATTTTTCACGATCAAGTAAATGAATGGATAGCGATGATGGAAACACACCTCGATAACACAACAGGGAGAAACTTTATAGCAGACACAGTAGTAAGTGAAAGAGTATATGATGGCAACGCAGAGAACGAATTGATTATAGATGACACGATCGAGATCACAAAAATAGAAATAGATGACGTTGAATTGGATAGTGATGAATACTTTATCTATCCGGCCAACGATACGCCAAAATACGTGCTAAGAATGGCAAATGGGGGTACATGGCCAAAAGGCAATCAAAACATCACTGTAACGGCAAAATGGGGCTATTCTGTGGCAGTACCAAACGACATAGTGTTCGCTTGTACTGTTTTAGTAGCAGGGATAATCAATTACTCAAGTAAAGACAGTCAAGGACAGGTAGAAACAAAATCAATAGGCAGATATTCAGTAACTTATAAAGACCAAAAGCAATGGCAGGACTTTGATCAGATCGATAAAATTATAAAATCGTATAAAAAATTTACATTCTAATGATAGATACCGAATACAATCAAACAGTTAGTGTGTCAAGGCTAGCATCAGGTAGTAATGATAGGGAATCATACGTTGATCATCTTTCTTGTGTTCATTGTTCAATTCAAGTATTAGATGATTCGTTTAATGAGGATCTAGCAGGAAGTATGGGAAAAGATAGGTTAATGTTTTGCGCAGTTCAAGATATAAGAGAGGGAGATAGGGTAACGTTTAATTTAAAAGATTATAGAGTTGTTGCTTTGGAAAATTTTAATGATTTTCAAAGACAGTATCAACACATGGAAGTTTTAATAAGAGAATATATAGATTAAAAATGATACAGGTTAAAATACAAGGATTAGATAAAGTAATGAAAGGATTTGAAAGATCCCCTGAGTATACTGTTAATGAATTAGGAAAAGCAGTAGGAAAATCATTGGTAATTACACACAGGGAAGCATTAGCTCAAGCGCCAGTAAACAAAGCAGGTGGAGGTGGAAACCTAAGACAATTAATAAAACAAGTTAGGACGAATAAGTTAAGAGGATTAATAAGTTCGAAAGCAAAGTATTCAGAATATGTACATGAGGGAACCGCGCCACATATAATCAGAGTTAGAAGTAAAAAAGTATTGGCTAATAGAAGAAGAGGTAAGATATTCGGAAAGATCGTAAGGCATCCCGGAACAAGACCAAATCCATTCATGGAAAGAGCATTGAAAAAATCAGAATCAAGAATAAATGGATACTTTAGAATAGCGATTAATAATGTAATTAGAATGATAACAAGATGAAAACAACAATAGTGGATGTCAAAGCATTAATAAAAAGTAAAATAGATAACATCAAAATTGATGGCGATTCTATATTTGGAGAGATAACAGATTATGCAAAAGGAAATTTTGATGGTTATCCGGCCGTAGTTATAAGACCAACAGGTGGCGAGGGCGAATATATCGACACAGCAAGGAATGAAAGAACGTTTAATTTTACAATCGATCTATATCAAGAACAATCAGATGATGGAAAATCAAGAGAAGAAGCATCTGATATCATGGAGACATCAGTAGACCTAGTCCTCGAAGCGTTTGATCAAGACAAGACTCTTGGAAATGAAGTACAAACTGTTCATGTGGTCGAAATGAGGTTTGATTTTGAAAACAGAAAAGGTACTTACAATTTTGCGAGTTTTGATATTAAATGTGTCGTTGTAGTAAATAATTTTATATAGTATAATTAAAGTATAAACATAAAATAAAAATATAAGAATGATATACAAAAATAAAACAGAAAAAGATTTGTATTTAGCAAACATTGGTCTTGTAAAAGCAGGAGCAACAATAGATACAAAAAAGGAAATTAATAATTCAAATTTTGAATTAATTAAAGAAGTAGTAGAACCAAAAACACCAATAGTCGACAATAAAATAAATAAAATAAAATAACATGTCAAATTTCTTCTCAGACCAAGGATACCTAGCAGTTAAACCTCAGACAGGTGCAGGTACTCCAATAATACCAACGAACTTCGTACCATTAGTAAGCGAATCAGTTAAAACAGTTCAAAATTTATCAACAGACAAAAGATTAAAAGGAAGAACATGGGGGGCCAATGATTTATTAAAAGGTGCAAGGACCCATGAGGGGGAAATTGTAGTAGAAGCTGACCCTGATAATCTTGGCCACTTTTTGAATATGCTAATTAAGAAAGGAACAACCACAGGAGATGCTAGTGATGGTTATACACATCCTTTCACAGTAGGAGATCCCGATAGCTATTCAATAGAATTTAATCGTGGTGCTTATGCTCAAAGGATAATGGGAGTACAAGTAAGTGAAATGAGACTCGAGTTCCAAGACAATAGAATGGTTATAAGGGCGCAAATCCAAGGATTAGCGCAGTTTTCTGTCGGAACATTAGGAGTTGCATTGACAGGAGCAGGGATGACAGACATAGTATTTGACGATAAATACGACAGACAGCCAACAAGAGGGCTAGTTGCAGGCGATAAAATAGTTATAGGATCAGATGAATTGACACTTTTGTCAGTAGAGGCAGATGGAGTAACAGTAAAAATTACATCAACAGAATTGACATACTCAACAGGCGAAGAAATACATTTGAAAGCGCAAACTCCATCATACACAGGACTACAAAATGCTTTCAACATTGGAAACATGCTTGTAGGAATTGGAGCAGATGAAACTACGGCCACATCGAACGCCGGAGCAATAGCAACTGCAATACCAGTACATGACTTCTCAATAATTCTTAATAGAAATGTCTTGACGATACCAAGAAGTGGTAGACTCGAACCAGTAGAGATTATAAGACAGGCTCTTGAGGGACAAATTGAAATGAAACAGTTATTGACGTCTGCCGATCAAAGACAGAAGTTCTTAGATAAAGGAAAGCAAGCGCTAACGTTGATCGTTACAGGAGAACATATAAAAGCAGACTTCTCGACAAGTGAAAAACTTACATTCAAATTTCATAACGTTAAACTTATGGAAAATGGCAATATGCTAGAAATAGGACAATACATCGTAGACGATCAAAGACTTGAAGTCTTGTATGACGATACAGATGCAAAAGCGATAGCTGTTGATTTGGTCAATCGAACAGCAGGCACGGATTACTAAATAAATAATACACACATGGATAGAGAAATAAAAGAATTTAAGACACCCGGAGGAAATAAGATTATTTTTAATTCTTATATTACCGGTAGAGAAAAGCGCGAAATCACAAATGTTTTTTTGGATAAAGTAGAAATGTCAGTCAGTGGAAATACTCCAAACATTAGTGGTATCAATGGAGGAATCACGAACCTAGCTGAGAATAAGACTATTGAAATAATGGTAAAATCAATCGATGGAAATGATAAAGATATTCTTAATAAAATTTTAGATTTACCTGCAATAGATTTTGATTCAATTATTTCTGAATTAAACGATTTGACATCAGGTAAAAAAAAAGAGAAGAGCAATTAAATAGTCTTCTTAAATACGCAGACGGGAAATTGGATGATACGATGATTATGATTGAGATCTGCGAAAGATTTGGTTGGACTTATAACGAATATGTTAATCAGCCGACTTTCTTCATTGATTTAATAAAAGAAAAAATGCGTATTGATTCGCAAAAACAAAATAAAAAATAATCTATGGCAGAAAGTAAAATCAACATAGTAATAGAGGCTCAAAATAAAGCTACAAATGCTCTTAAGGGAGTTAATAGTTCTTTGACGACATTACAGAATAAAGCAAAGGCAATGGAGCCTACGTTTAGAAGAATGGCCATGGTTGGAACCATTGCTTTTGGTGCAATCGCTACAGGGATAGGATTTGCTATTAGGGAGTCTGCTAAATTAGAAACAATCGAGGTTGCTTTCACGACTATGATCGGGAGCGCTGAAAAAGCTAAACAAACAATTAAAGACTTAAGAGACTTCACAGCTAGAACACCATTCCAATTCGAGGGAGTTGCAAAAGCATCAAGACAATTACTATCGTTCGGAGTATCAAGCGAAGATCTACAAGGCAAATTAAGATTTTTAGGAGACATTGCTTCAGGTGCTAACATTCCGTTATCTGATATGGCTTCTATTTTTGGTAAGGCAAAAGCGAAAGGAAAAGCAATGACAGAAGAGTTATTGCAGTTATCAGACAGAGGAGTACCAATTATTGCTGTATTGGCCGAGAAAATGGGAGTGGCT